ATTGCGCCTCTGGCCGGAGTGGCGGAACGGTATACGCGGCGGTCTCAAACACCGCTGGCCGAAAGGTCTTGTGGGTTCGAGTCCCACCTCCGGTACCAGTCTTCACGCTTGGAGTCCACCACGGGCGACTGCCTGATGGCAGCGGAGATGGCAGCGTCCTATCTTGCCCCCTAGGCAGGACCGCCCAGCGGCCCGACGATTCACGGGTGGACACTCCCTCCTCCACCAGGCGCACAGGCCCCGTTGCTCCCGGGGTCAGCGCCGCTGTCGCAGGATGGTCCGGTGACCGGCCCGGCCCCATAAGCCGCGCAGCGGGGTCCGACTCCCCGTCCTGCAACCACATGCTGACAGCGCGCACTCGTTCCCTGTCGCTGTCCGGCCTGGCCCGGTCCGATATCCGGGCCACCTCCCCGATCCCGGCGCGCCCCTGGCCCCGGATGACGTGGTCGCATGGCTGACCAGACCCCTGCCGCGCAGGCGTCGGCCCAGTCGATCGCGGCCGGGCAGATGGCGATCGACAGCGGCCAGATGGTCATCAACGCCGGGCAGCTCGTGCTCGACCACGAGAAGCGGCTGACGTCCGTGGAGCGGTTCGCGGACAAGGCGGGCCCCGCGCTGTTCGACCCCGAGCGCGGCCTGATCGTCGTGGTCCAGGACCTGCACGACCGGATGGCGACGCGCGACGCGCAGATCAACCTCATCCGCTGGACGCTCGGCCTCGTGGGGGTCGGCCTGCTCCTGAGCGCCGCAGACATCTTCGGGCAGGCGATGGGATGGCTGCCGTGACCACGACGATGGACGACGCCCAGGTGTTCGGCCTCGGCGCGCTCGACTCCCCCGACGACCCGAGGGACTGGCCCGCCGCCCGCCTGATGGCGCTCGCGGACGCGCCGGAGGCCGACGCCGCGCCCCCTGAGTCGTGGCTGGCCCCCGACCCGCAGGCCCCGACATACCTTCAGGGGTCGAGCCCGATGTGCGTGTCCTACGGCACGGGCGGCGACAAGGTCTACGACGACCTGCGCGACACGGGCCTGTTCGCGCCCGACTTCCCGCTCTTCTTCAGCCAGATCGGCGGCACCCAGTACGGCGCCGTCCCCCGCACCGCCCTGCAGCGCCTCGTGGACGCCGGCTACCCAGTCGACGGGCGCCCGGAGCTCGCCGCGCGCCACCGCATCGCGTCCTACGCCCGCGTCGAGCCCGACCGCGCCAGCCTGTGCGAGGCGATGCCGGTCCTCGGCCCGCTGCTCCTCTCGCTGCGCTGGCACTACAGCTGGTTCCGACCGGTGGCCGGCGTCCTGCCCGCGCCGTCGGGCGCGATCGGCGGGCACCTGGTGCGCTGCGTCGGCTGGACCGCCGCCGGCCTCGTCTGCGTCAACTCGTGGGGCACGGCGTGGGGCGACCACGGGCGCTTCACGATCCCCTGGGCGTACCTGTCCGAGGTCAAGGAGGCGTGGGCCACCAGCGACCTGGTGGAGCCGCCCGCCCTCAAGTGGTCGCTCCGCGTCGCCGCCCGCGCCAGCGTCCGCCATTCCTCGCGGAACGCCGCCGGGCTCTACGTGATGCCCGACAGGCTCCGGGTCTGGGGCCCCAAGGCGTCCTCCGCGGCGTGCTGGGCGCCCAAGCGGATCCGGACCACCAAGGGCCAGACGATCACCGCCGTCGCCGTGACGTCCGGCGTGTTCGCCGGGCGGACCGTCCACCTCGGCCCCGGCGTGACTGCGACAGCCAAGGAGGCATGACCGTGCAGACCGACCAGATCAAGATGATATTCACGTACCTCGTCGCCATGATCCTGATCGTCGGCGGCGGGCTGATGCTGTACGCCATCCGCCTCGACCCGCCCGAGTCCGGCTCCGCGACCCTCTCGCTGGCGGTCGTCGGCCTGATCGGCGCCGCCGTGCAGTTCGTGTTCAGCTCCGAGAGCGCGACCCGCGCCACCCGCGCGGCGCAGTCGAGCGCGGCGGGCGGCGCCAGCGCGGCGCTGTCCGTGCCGCCGACGCTCTCGGCGACGCCAGACCCGCAGGACGGCGCGTGACATGCCCTGCTCGGCGTGTCATCGGGCCCGCCCGCTCGATGAGCTCCTGGCGTTCTGGCCGGTCGGCGACCCCGACCGGCGCCGCCATGTCTGCCGCCCGTCGCTCAGCCTCCCCGGCCCCGACGGCGCCCGCGGCGGCTGCTTCTCGGCCGTCGTGGGCCTCGCCAGCAAGCAGGCGATCGCGCTCGCCGCTCCTGCCGCGCCGCCCGAGCTCGTGCGCCCCGTCCGCCCTGACACAGCTGGCTGGTTCCGCCTGCTCTCCGAAGCCGGCGTGAGGGCGGCGGCATGACGATCACCTTCGATCCCGCGGCGCACTGCGGGGCCGCGACCAATCCGCTCAACGGCGCCACGCCCTGCCGGATGCGCAAGGGCTTCGCCACGGACCACGTCGGGTCCGGCCACTGCAACCTGCACGGCGGATCCAGCCCCAACGGCCGGAAGGCGGCGGGCAGGGAGGCGGCCGCCCAGGCGCTCGCGAAGCTCGGCGTCCCGGTGGGCACCGGCGACCCGTTCATCCTGCTCTCCAAGACCGTGAGCCACGCGGAGGGCTACCTCGAGGCGACGGCGCAGCTGGCCCGCGAGGCGAGCGGCGCCCGCACGCCGATCGCCGGACTCGAGGCCGTCGCGGAGCTGTACGAGCAGGCCATCCGGACGGCCGCGCGCACCGGCAAGGCCGCGGTGGACGCCGACGTCGCGGACCGCCTGGCCACGCTTGACGAGCGCGTCGACTCCCTGCTCTGGCGCTTCGTCGCCGAGCTGCTCGAGCGCGTCGTGCCGAAGGCCCAGCGGCCGGCGGTCGAGGCCTGGGCGTCCGGCCGCCTGGGCGAGCTCGCGGCCGAGTACGAGCACCCGGCGGCGGTGCACTGATGCGCCTGCGGCTGCGCCGCCACTCCCTCCTCAAGCACTGGCGGGCCTGTCTCCGCCTGCGCCGGGCCAGGGCGCACTGATGACGCTGACCGCCGCCCTCCCCCGCCGGCGCAACCCGTTCGCGCGGCTGTCCGCCCGCCTCGACCCGACCTCCGAGTCGGCCACGGCCGACCGCGAGCGCGACGCCGCGCTGGCCGACGTCGGCACGTTCGCCCGCCACTGCAGGATCCAGGACGCCGCGGGCGCCGAGATCGCGTTCGCGACAGCCGGCTGGGTGTGGCAGTTCCAGCTGCTGGCGCTCTGGGTCATCGAACGCCTCTGCGTCGTGCTCAAGGCCCGCCAGCTGGGCGTGTCCTGGCTCGCGGCGCTGTACGCGCTGTGGGTCGCGATCCGGCGGCCCGGCCAGTCCGTCCTCCTCATCAGCCGCAGCCAGCCCGACGCCGACAAGCTCCTGGCCAAGGTCGCCTACATCTACGATCGGCTGCCGGCCTGGAGGCCCACGGCGATCGTCAACGTCACCACGATCAAGTTCCCGGGGCTCGGCAGCGAGATCGAGGCGCTGCCCGCGACAGCCAACGTCGGCCGCTCACGCACCGCCCAGCTCGTCATCCTCGACGAGCACGCGCACCAGCCCTTCGCCCGCAAGATCTTCCTCGCGATCAAGGCCGTGGCCGAGAAGGGCCAGATCCTCTCGATCAGCTCGGCGAACGGCCAGGGCGCCCTGCACTCGCAGATCTATCTCGCCGCCAAGGCGGGCACGAACGGCTGGAAGGCCGTGTTCATCCCGGCACGGGCCCGCCCAGACCGCCAGGCCGCGGGCTGGCGCGAGCGGGAGCGGTCCGCGCTCGAGCAGCTCAGCGATGCGGAGTTCGCCCAGGAGTACCCCGACAACGACGTCGAGGCGATCACCACGACCGGCCGCCCCGTGTTCCGCCACGAGGACCTCGCCCGCCAGGCGCTCGAGGTCGGCCGGGCGGGCGAGCCCGGCGTGACGTACTACCGCGAGCCCGCCGCGGGTCGCGTGTACGTCGTCGGCGCCGACGTCGGCGAGGGCCTGACGACCTCGGACTGGAGTTCGGCGACGGTCCTCGAGCGCGACTCCGGGGAGCAGGTCGCGCAGCTTCGCGGACGATGGACGCCCGACGTGTTCGCCACGAAGCTCGACGCCCTGGGCCGCCGTTTCGGAAGGCACGCGACGGCCGCCAACGCGTACCCCGTCATCGTCGGCGTGGAGCGCAACAACCACGGCCACGCAGTTCTGCTGGCCCTCACGAGGCTCCATGCGGGCACGGCGCCCTATCGGATCTACCGGGCGCCCGACAAGCGCGTCGGCTGGCTCACCACGCGCGCGTCGCGGCCGGTCCTCGTCGACCAGCTCGAGGAGGCGCTGCGCACGAAGGCGCTGGTGATCCGAGACGCGGGCACGGTCGACCAGATGAGCACCTTCGCCTACAGCGACGACGGCCGGCCCGAGGCACAGGAGGGCTACCACGACGACGACGTGATGGCCGCCGGGATCGCGGTCCAGCTGCGCCGGCGCGCGTTCGGCCGCGTCCTCGACGTCCGGCAGCCCGAGGCGGTGGCGGCATGACGACCCGGCCGATGCTCACGACGCTCTGGATCACCGAGGGGCCGGAGGGAGCCCGGATCGCGAAGGCCGACTCGGTCAGCCAGCAGCTGCCCGACGATCCCTTCACGTATGCGAAGGAAGCCGGCGAGGGCGGCCTGGTGCACCCGCTCTACGACCTGGACCAGTTCGCGGCCATGCTCGAGGGCAACACGCTCCACGCCCGCTGCGCCAAGCAGAAGGCGACCGACGTCGCCGGTCGCGGCTTCGATCTCCGCGTCAAGGCCGACGTCGCCGAGGGAGGCGCCGCGGCCGACCAGGCGAAGTGGGCCTCGTTCCTCGGGGCGGTCGAGGAGGACGAGCGCGGAGACGAGTCGTTCGCGCAGCGGATCACGCAGGCCCACCAGGACTACGAGTCGATTGGCTGGGCGACGCTCGAGGTCGGCCGGGCGACCGATCGCACGCCGGATGGTCTGTGGCACGTGCCGTCGCACACGATCCGGGCCCATGCCGACGGCCGCCGGTTCGCGCAGAAGCGCGGCAGCAAGACGGTCTGGTTCAAGCGCTTCGGCATCGAGGGCACCGTCCACGCGCAGACGGGCGCCTGGTCCGACCGGACGGTTACGGGCGACTGGACAGGCAACGAGCTGATCGTGATCAGGAACTACACGCCGCGCTCGAGCTACTACGGCCTGCCCGACCACATCCCGGCGCTGTCCGCGATCGCCGGCTGGCGCGCCCAGGCCGAGTTCAACATCCGCTTCTTCGACAACAACGCGGTGCCCTCCTACGCGGTCGTCGTCGAGGGCGGTGACGTGTCCCCTGCGTTCGAGGAGAAGATCCTCAGCCACTTCCGGACGATCAAGGGCGACCCGCACCGAACCATCGTGATCCCGGTCCCGGGCCTCCCCGGCGACGAGGCGACCAAGGTCACCGTCCGCTTCGAGAAGCTCTCGGTAGACGTGAAGGACGCCAGCTTCCGGCTCTACAAGCAGGACAACGCCCTCGAGATCTGCATCTCGCATGGCGTGCCGCCCTACCGCGTCGGCTGGCCGATCGTCGGGTCCCTCGGCGGATCCACTGCCCTCGAGATGACGAAGATCTACAACGACTCGATCGTCCAGCCGCGCCAGGAGACGTGGGAGCAGCGCCTCAACCGCGCGCTGATCGGCGCGAAGGGCCTCGCGCTCACGACCGTCGAGCTGAAGGCGAAGACCCTCGACTCCCGCGACCTGGCCGCCGACATCGCGGCTACCTCGGCCTTCTGGGAGATGGGCGTCATCACCAAGGGCGCGATCGCGCGGTTCTACAACCTCGACGATCTGCCGCGCGATCGCGCCGGCGAGTACTTCACCGCGCCGGCCCCGGCGGCCGCACTCGGGCCCGGTGGGTTCGGCGGCCTCACCGCGATGGACGGCGGGCTGATCGCCAAGCGCTGGACCACCGAGGTCTCTGAGATCGCCGCGCTGCGCAAGCGGCTCGAGCTGCTCGTGGAGGCCGTCGCGTGATCGCTCCGGCCGTCCTCCTGCCGGTTGTTGACGAGATGCTCCGCTTCGCGCGCGGCCGCCTGGCCAAGGCCGCGCTGCCGGCGGCGATCGCCGCGAGGGACGCGCTCGTGGAGCCGTTCGCCGCAGACATCGCCGCCTACTTCGAGGCCATGGGCAAGCGCGTGCTGGGCACCGTGCACAAGGCGCTCGAGATCGGCTGGGATCCGGCGGACGACGTCGACTGGACGATCGAGGACGCGGAGCTCACGACGGTGCTCGCCCGCTGGTACACGACCTTGGGCGAGACCGCGTTCGCCGCCGTCGCAGACCAGCTGGCGGTCGAGCTGCGCTGGGACCTCAGCGCCCGCCCGGTCGCCGCGATCCTCGACCGCGTCGGCGCGCAGGTCGTCGGCATCAGCGAGACCAGCCGCCAGCTGCTCGCCGGCATCGTGCAGCGCGCGACCGAGCAGGGCCTCTCGATCGAGCAGCTCATCCCGCTGCTCGAGGAGGCATTCACGTCGTGGTCGACGGGCCGCGCCGCGACGGTGGCCCTGACCGAGACGGCGAACGCCTACAACCTCGCCTCCGCGGCCGGCTACGCGGCGTCGGGCCTGGTCGACGAGGTCGAGATCTTCGACGGTGCCGAGTGCGGCTGGGACGGCCACGACGACCCGGACCTCGCGGACGGCTCAATCCGGACGCTCGAGGAGTTCACCGACATGCCGACCAGCCATCCCAACTGCCAGCGGGCCGCCGGCCCCGTGGTCGTCCGATGACATCGCACATGAGGCGGGCCAGCGGTGACCGTACTCGCGAACCCCGCCGAGCCGCACGTCGCGAAGACGCCGCCCACGGACCGGCATCGGATCCCACTGGCCCGGCCACGATGGTAGTCGAGGTCGTCCGATGACCGCCACCCCGGCCACCTTCGCCATGCCCGCCCGGATCGTCAAGAGCGACGGCGCCCGGCAGATCGCCTATGGCGTCGTCCTCGAGCCGTGCACGGCGGAGACGACCCGTGACAGCCAGGGCGACTGGTACACGGCCGAGGACATCGAGAAGGCGGCCCACGGCTTCCTCGTGGGCGTGGCGAAGGGCAACGGCGGCGCCGACCTCATGCACGCCGACGACGGCGAGGGGCCTCTGGTGGGCTACCCCGTCGAGAGCTTCATTGCCCCCGTCGACTTCGTGTGGGGCGAGGGCGATCGCACCGAGATCGTCAAGGCAGGCTCGTGGGTCATGGGCGTGCACTACCCGGACCCGGAGATCTGGGCGGGCGTGGTCAAGGGCGAGCTCGGCGCGTTCAGCGTCTGGGGCAAGGGCATGAGGGTCTTCTGAGATGACACAGCGACTGACGGACCTCGAGATCACCCGGGTCTCCCTGGTCGACAAAGGGGCCAACGCGAGGCGCCTGGCCGTGCTCAAGCGAGATGAGGAGGGATCCATGACCGACCCGGCCGACGCGCCCGCCGGCGTGATCGCCTGGCTGCGCAAGGCCCTGGGCATCGACAGCGCGCCCGTGGACAGCGCGCCCGTGGTCAAGAGCGCCATGCCGACCACAGACGCCGCGATGCGCAGCCACCTGGCCGCCAAGACGCCGGGCGGCCACGGGATGGGCGACATCGCGGTCGCGAACATGTCGATGGCCGCGATGACGAAGAGGCACACGGCCGACAGCGGGGCCGACCACAGCCACACGGTGGCCAAGACGGCCACGTTCGCCGAGGTCGTCGCCGGGCAGGAGCTGCGCGATGCGCTCTCCGACTCCTGGTACACGCTCGACGACGCCCTCCGGAGCGCCATCTACGGCTACGACGAGAACGGGCAGCCGCTCTCGGTCGAGGCCAAGAAGGCGCTCGTGGGGCAGAACCTCGACGAGTTCAGGGCGTACCTCCTGGCGCAGATGGACAGCGGGATCAGCAAGCGCGACGGCGGCCCGGCCGAGGCCGCCGCCCGGCACATCGCCGCGGTCGTCGCGAAGGCCGGCAAGAAGATCAGCGGCGATCGGCTGGTGCGGCTCAATGCCGCAGCCGAGGCACTCAACAGCGTCCTCGCCGAGGTCGCAGATGTCGTGGCAAGCGAAGCGGCCGATACGGCCAAGGAGATCGAAGTGGACAAGGCCGAGATGGTCGCGGCGTTCACCGAGGCGATCGAGCCGATCGCGAAGCGCATCGAGGCGCTCGAGGCGAAGCCCGGCGTGAAGGGCGAGGCTGCCGCCAGCGAGGGCGGCGAGGATCCGGTGACGCTCGAGACGGTCGTCGCCGTGGTCGAGAAGCTGGCCGATCGCCTCGCAGCGGTCGAGGGCTCGGGCGGCGTCCGCAAGAGCCTGGCCGGCCAGGACGGCGGGGTCGAGGTCAAGAAGGCCTCTGTCTTCGCCGGGATCATGTGAGATGACGATCGCGGCCCCCACGGCGTCCGGCGTTGAGTCTCCGGACGGTCTCGCCTATGACGTCAAGAGCAAGGTCGAGGAGCTCATCACGCAGAGCAACGCCGACGGCGTCCTCTTGGGGGCGACCGCCGGCGCGGCCTCGGCATCGAAGGCCGTGGTCCTCGACGCGAACAAGCAGGTCAGCGGGATCCGGCGCGTCGTCAACCTGGCGGCCGCCGCGCAAGACCTGACAGCCGCCCAGAGCGGCCAGAGGTTCGTTGGCGCCGTCGACGCGGTCTTCACCCTGCCGGCGGCCGCGGCTGCGACGAAGGGCGTCTCGTACGAGTTCGAGACCGGCGCGGTCAGCGGCGGAACGGGCCTCTCGATCAGCCCTGCTGCCGCAGACCACATCCGTGGCAACGGCCTGACCTCGACCGACGACAAGGACCTCGTCAACACCGGGGCGACCGATCGCCTCGGCGACAGCGTCCGGATCTACTGCGACGGCGTCGACGGCTGGGTCATCGATGCAGTCGTCGGCACCTGGGCCAAGCAGGCATAAGCGCGGGCGACCGCGAGAAACAGGAGACCACTCACATGGCCGGTTCCCAGCGCACCCGTCCCTACCATGCCGGCGCGGCCGGCGCCACGTCCATTGCCGAGGCGGAGATCACGTTCTCGGCCGCCGCGGCCCGCCAGCTCATCTGCTCGCTGCCGGCCCTCTCGGTCGTCCTGCGGGCCTGGGTCGAGGTCCTGACGGCGTTCAACGCCGGGACGTCGAATCTGCTCACGGTCGGCTGGGGCGCGATCGCCGCAGCCACGGCCGACGACTATGTCGCGACCGTCGACGAGAGCCAGGCGAGCCTGGCCGCGGCGACTGGGCCGTTCGCAGCCGAGACGGCGGCCAAGGACGTGTACGTCTACTACACGCCCGGCGACGCGGCGGCCAGCACGGGCAAGGCCCGGGCGTTCGTCGAGTACGCCCGCCTCGCGACCGAGTAGCAGGCCACCAGGAAGGCGGCCACGGCCGCGAGAAGGAGAACACGAACATGCTGACCAATGCGGCACTGCTCCGCAAGGCGGCCGGACCGATCGGGACCGGCGACTTCACGGCGGCCTCGGGCCTCCTGTCCGCCGAGCAGAGCTCGGCGTTCCTCGATCGGGTCTACGTCTCGACCCCGTTCACGCAGCTCCAGCGGAGCGAGCGTCGCCGGGCGATGGTCGGGACGATCGCGAAGATGGGGATCGGCGGCCGGATCCTGCGTGCCAAGCACGCCGGCGTCGACGACTCGGTCCTCGTCAAGCCGACGTTCGGCGACGTCGCCTACGCGATTGCCCGCTACCGCGTCGACAGCGAGATCGAGGAGGAGGTCCTCGAGGAGAACATCGAGCAGGAGGGCTTCGAGGACCACTGGCTGAACACGGTCACCGGCCAGGTCGGCCGCGACCTCGAGGACCTGCACTTCAACGGCGACGAGACGAGCCTCGATCCGTTCCTGAACCTCAACCGCGGCTGGCTCCGCCAGCTGGCGCTGAGCTCGACGGCCCATCGGATCAACGGCGCGACGATCACCGCCGGCGCCCTCAGCAAGGGGCACTTCTTCGGCGCCTACGAGGCGCTCCCCGACCAGTACAAGGCGCAGTCGGACCAGATGCGCTGGCTGATGAGCCCGACCAACGAGGCTCGCTGGCTCGAGTACCTGACCAACCGCGCCACCGGCGCGGGCGATGCCGCGCTCTTCGGCACCGGCGCGGTCAAGGGCCCGCTCGGGATCGCCATCACGACGATCCCCTCGATGCCGAACGACCGGATCCTCCTCTCGGCCACGAAGAACTTCATCGTCGTCTACTCCCGGGAGATCCGGTACCGCAAGACGACCGAGGGCCGCGAGGCGATCCGCGAGGACAAGCGGTTCTACGCGTGGTTCATCAGCGACGACCCGATCATCGAAGAGGATGCCGGCATCGCCGACATCTACGGCCTGACGGCGTAGTCATGGCCCCCACGCTCGTGTACCTCGGCGGCGCGTCCCTGACCTTCGGGTCAGGGGCCGGCCGCCAGATCGTCAAGCGGGGCGAGCCGTTCGAGGTCAGCGCCGAGCTGGCCAAGGTCCTGCTCGAAGACCCGCACGTCACGGCCTACGCGGCGCCTCCCGAGGTTTCCGCGCGGAACGTTGCAGCGACCGATCCGGCGCCGGCCCGGGCGCACTCCACGTCCGGACTGGACGCCATCAAGGCGCTTCGGGACAGGGCGAAGGAGCTCGGGATTCCGGCCACGGGCAAGGCCCCAGCCCTCACCGCGGCGATCGCGGCCGCGGAGAAGCGGCAGGTCGTCGCACCCGGCGGCGTCAAGACCGACGCGCCGCCCGCGCCGGGGGCCATCACGCTCGGCGATTTGCCGCCGAGCGCCAAGGTCGGGTCCTAGACCGTGGGAGCCGTCATCGAGTTCGAGGTCTTCCGCGACTCCCTTGGGGTGGCCGCGACAGATCCCGAGGTTGACGCTGTCAGCCTGCTGTTCAACGCGATCAACGCGGAGATCCGCCGGCTGACCCATCGCGCCTTCGAGGGCGACGGTGGCGGCTCCTACGACCAGGTCATCCGGATCCGCGGCGAGCGCGAGTTCACGCTGCCGTGGGGCCCGGTCGCCTCGATCACCAGCATCGCCCGGGTCCACTTCGACGCGACCGAGGACGATCCATACGAGACGACCGACTGGCGCCTCGAGGATGCCGATCGCGGCCGCGTCCTCCTCCGGTCCGGGTCGTCGGCGTGGGCTTCTGCGGCGCCCTTCTTCTACCGCGATCACCGTCGCGGCGGGCCCGAGTACGTCCATGTCATCTGGACCACCACCGGCGAGATCCCGGCCCAGCTCCCCCAGGCGTGCCTCGAGTGGGGCAAGAGCCGCTGGGACAGCCGCGACCGGGATCCGGCGATGGCCTCCTACCAGACCGGCGACGACGCCGAGAGCTACTTCGCCTCGCTCGCCGGCAAGCCGCCGCACGGCGTGCTGCTCGCGATCATGGGCGTGGCGCATCTGACCGGCGGGGGTGTGGTGTGAGCATCGCCGCGCGCTTCCGCCACGAGCTCGTGATCAGCCGCTTCGGCGAGAGCGGCACCCCCAACGCCCGCGGCAACCTAGCGGCGGGCTGGGTCGACGACGCCGCGGCGCTCATGGGCAACCTCCAGGAGCGCAAGGCGCGCGAGGTGTCCACCGGCGAGCTCGGCGGCGTGGCGCTCAGCGACGCGATCGCGTTCCTGCCGATCACCGCGGCGACGTCGAGCCTGCGGGCGCCCGACCGCCTGCTGCACGCGGCCCGCGTCTACGAGCTCGTCGGCCTCCCGCGCGACGCCGGCGGCCGCGGCCGCCACCTCGAGGCGGACCTCCGCCGGGTGACCGCATGAGCGCCAGCTTCCGCACCCGCCCGCGCGAGCTCGCGAAGCTGCGCGAGGCCGTGGCCTATGGGTTTCTCAACTTCGGCCACGCGGTCGAGACCGACGCCAAGCGCGACACCGTCGTCCGCGGCGGGCACCGCAGTTTCATGACCATGAAGAACGCCGACGGCTCGGCGCAGGTCGGCGGCACGCTGCGGCGGTCAGTGCACACCGCGGCCCACCTCGACGGCCAGCAGATCGGCGGCGTGGCCACCGACGAGAACGGCGCTGCGACGCCCGCCTACGCGGCAGGCCCCGGGATCAGGGTCTTCGTCGGCACCAACTCCGGGTATGGCTTCTGGGTCGATCAGGGCACCAGCAAGATGCCGGCCCGCCCGGCCCTGGTCCCGGCGCTGCTCAAGAACAAGGGCGACGCCCCGGCGCTCATCGCCGCGGGCGCCAGGAAGAAACTCGGCCAGTGACGACCACGTACGCCGACCCGGTTGCAGCGTTCCGCGACGCCCTGCTCGCGCTGGCGCCGGCGACGGCCATCGCGGGTGTCGACGTGCGGACGAACAAGCGCCACGGCGGCGACTCGCCGCCGTACTTCATCGTCTCCGAGGGGGGCGACATCCAGCACCGCACGGCTGCGGTCTACAACCCGGCCCGGGTCAACGTCTCCGCCTACGGCCTCAATGCCGACCAGGCGGTCGACCTCTTCCGGACGGCGTCGCAGCTGGTCCACCGCACGGGGCCCCTCATCCGCAACGGCGTCGGGATCTTCCGGATCTTCGCCGAGACCGGGCTCCAGCAGCCACTCGAGGACCCCGACACCGGATGGTGGCGGGCGTTCGGCGTGTTCGACCTGGTCATGGTCGACCGCCCAGTCAGCTAGGAAGAAGGAGGCTCGAAACCGATGACGACCACGATCCAGCCCGACCGCATGTTCTTCGGGGCGCCGGCGTCGCTCACCGTCGACGGCGTGGAGTCGGGCACGTCGTTCGACGCGCCCAAGGTCACGATCGAGTACACGACCAACGCGGACAAGACCATGCCGCAGGGCGCCCGGTCCAAGATCAAGGGCCTCCTGTTCGTCAAGTCGGCCGTCTGCAAGGTCGTCTTCAAGGTCAACGAGTGGACGGCCGTCAAGCTCGGCTGGGTGATGCCCGGCGCGACCGCCACGTCCGCGGCGTCGGTCGGCGTCCCGGTCGCGGGACTCGACACCACCCTCGGCGCGGACCCCGCGCTCGGGGCCACGACGTTCCGGTTCGCCTCCGTCACGACGGTCGCGGCCGGCCAGTTCGTCAGGGTCGCGGCCGCAGGCGTGGCGGCAACCGAGGCGAACAGCGAGGTCATGCGCGTCGTGACCAAGGGCACCGCGGGAGGCACCGACACGGTCCTGGAGAACAGCGCCGGCGGCGGCGCCCTGCTCGACCACGCCAACGCGGCAGAGGTCAAGACCGTCATCGGGACGCTCCTCGCGGCTCCTGCCGTCGCGGGCGACGTGAACGTCAAGGTCGACGCGGTGACGGGATCGTCCGCCCTCGCCCCCGGCGACATCGTCCGAATCGGCTACGCCAGCCACTACGAGACCCGGACGCTCACCGCCGTCGGCACGGCGGGCCCATCGGGCACCGGGATCTCGTTCGCCGTGCCCCTCACCCGAGACCACGGCCTCGACGAGTGGGTCGTGGCGGTCACGTCGCTCGGCCTGACCACGATCCAGCCGGTCGCGGGACGGGTGCCCTCCTCGGCCCACCACGACGTGATCCTCACGGGGATCGGCCTCGACGGCCTGCCGCTGTACGTCGAGCTCGACGACGCGCTCTCGCTCGTCAACCAGGACATCGCCTTCAGCGACGACGACTGGTCGGGCTTCTCGGTCGAGCTCGAGGCGTACGGCGATCCGCTCACGCCGTCCGTCCTCCCCTGGCGCATCAAGTACGGCGCGTAGACGCCATGCCGAAGCTGACCGCTGCCGAAGAAGAGGCGATCGTCACCCGGGCCGGCCTGCCGGTCGTCCTGGGCGGTGCCGAGCGGACCGTGCTGCCGCTCGTGATCGCCGACAACCGGGCCTGGAAGAGCAAGGTCGTCGACGCGATCGCCGAGCGCTGGGGGGCGCTCGGCGGCGTGGGCGACTGGAAGGACGTCGTCAGGCTCCTCGCGTCCTCCGAGGACGCCCTGCTCGACCTGCTCCTGGCCTACGACGCCGGCGCGACGCTCGGCGGCCGCGAGTGGATCGAGCACCACGCCACGGCCCGCGAGCTCCTCGAGGCCTTCAAGGTCGTCGCTAGAGAGGCCTTCCCTTTAGAGCACAGCGCGCTGGAGTCCTGGCCGGCCCTGGTCGGGATGCTCGTGCGCGCAGCGGGAGAGCGGATGTCCGGGCTGCCGGAACCGGACGGGCTGCCGGACCCGGAGAGCTCTACGAGTTCCTCCTGAGCGAGTGGGGGCGCTTCCCGCGCGAGATCGACGAGGCGCTCACCGATGCGCAGCTGGTGCTCCTGGTCGAGAAGCGGGCCGAGCGCCGGCGGCGCGAGACGGACGAGGAGGCTGACCAGATGACGGTCGCGATGGCCAACGGCTACGTGATCGCCTTCGACGAGAAGGCGCGCGAGCACTGGATGAGCGCGCGCGAGCGCCGGTCCGGCGCGGCCGCCGAGGTGCAGACGGTCGGCGAGTACCGGGCCACCATGGCCCGCCTCGCTTCCCGGTTCCCCGACAACGTGGGGGTCAACTGACGTGCCCGGCCTGACCATCGCCGACGCCGCGATCGCCATCGGCGGCGACCTCGCGGGCTTCGACAAGAGCCTGGACGTCGCCAAGGGCAAGGCGACGACGCTGGGCGGCACGCTCAAGGGCATCTTCAGCCCGAAGAACATCATGGCCGGAATCGGGGCAGCCGGCGGGGCGGCGCTCGGGGCCGCCCTCAGCGGCGCGAACCAGCTCGACGCGGCGGCCCGCCAGCTGCAGGCGGACGCCGGCCTCACGGCGGTCGAGGCGAAGAAGGCCGAGCACGCGCTCGCCGGCATGTACAGGAACAACCTCCAGGGCTTTGACGAGATCGGCGCGGCGATGGCGGCGGTCCACAACGACCTCGGCCTGGCCGGAGACGCAGCGGACGCGATGACCGCGAAGTTCCTGAAGTTCGCCACGGCAACCAAGCAGGATGCGGCGGGCGCGGTCATGGCCTTCGACGACATCCTCGACGCCTGGAACCTCACGGCCGCCGACGCCGGCGGGATCATGGACAAGCTGATCGTCTCGCACCAGAAGTTCGGCGGGGTGATCAGCGAGAGCCAGGCGGCCCTCAAGACCATGGCGCCCGCGATGCAGGCCGCCAACATGTCGATCGACGACGGGATCGCGCTCCTCAACCTGTTCAACGCCGCCGGCATCGACGCTGCGAAGGCGCCGGCCGCTCTCGCCCGGGCCGTGGCCCAGCTGAAGCCGGGGCAGTCGCTCGACGACCTGATCGCGCAGATCGCCTCGATCGAGGACCCGACCATGCGCGGGCAGAAGGCGATGGAGATCTTCGGCGTCCGGGGCGGCATCCAGCTGGCGCAGGCGTTCAAGCCGGGCATCCAGAGCCTCGACGACTTCGCGGTCAGCGCGGCCGGCGCTGCCGGCGCCACGGACGAGGCCGCGAAGGCCATCCAGGAGGGCTTCGGCAACAAGTTCAAGCAGCTCATGAAGAACGCCGGCGGCTTCCTGGCCGAGTTCGGGACCAACTTCGGCGATGTGGTCATGATCGCCTCGGCGTTCGGACCCCAGCTGGCCAAGGCCATCGGTGCAGGGCTCGCCGGGCTCGCCGGGCTGCTCATCCCCAAGATCGCCGCAGAGCTCGGCCAGACGCTCCCCGCGTGGATCGCGGGCGGCAAGGCGGGCGGCGCCGCGGCGGGCGCTGCGGCCGGCACGTCGTTCGCCGGGCAGTTCATCATGGGCGCGACCGGGGCCGGCATCGCGGTGTGGCTCGGCGACCTGATCCGCGACGCGCTGAACAAGGCGATCCCCACCGGGGCGCCGACCGCGCCAGGCTTCTTCGACATGCTGTTCAGCGGCGGCAAGTCTCTCGAGGACCACGTCAACAGCATGGGCTCCAAGGCGGCAGCCGCAGGCGCGGACGCCGGCGCGGCTGCTACGGAAGGCGTCAAGTACGGGCTCGTCTCGGGCAAGCCCGGGGTCGCGAACGCGGCAGGGAAGGTCGGGGACGCGATCCGGGACCCGATCGCGAGCGCCGCGCGGTTCGTCTACAAGACCTTGTTCGACACCATGCAGCTGACCGCCGACGAGTTCCGGTCGAAGTGGGCCGAGCTCACGTCGATCGGCAACGATGCCGCGGCCGCGATCTACGGTGTCCAGAACCGTGCCTCGGCGCTCGCCGCGAACGGGCGGGAGATCGCGGCGCAACAGGAGATCCTCGCGTCGAAGAAGTCCACCGGCGCCCAGAAGCAGGACGCCCGCGACCGGCTGCTCGCGCTCCAGCAGGAGGGCTTGGGGATCCGGATCGAGATGGCCGGCCGCGGGGAGCTCTCAAAGAAGGCGTACGCCACCCTGATCTCCACGCTCCAGAAGCAGGCGAAGTCCGGCAACGCCGAGGTCGCGAACGCAGCGCGCCTCGCGCTGGCCGAGCTCGAGAAGCTCCTGTCGGCGTGGTCCGCGCTCCCGCCGACGCTGCGCCGGGACTTCACCGGCGGCCAGGGCAAGGGCGGCTTCGCCACGGGCACGCCCTACGTCCCCTACGACATGGTGGCCCAGATCCACCAGGGCGAGATCATCGTGCCCCGCGCGCAGTCAGACGCGATCCGGGCCGGGCGGGCGACGCTCGGCGCCGGCGGCGACACGGGCGGCTCTCTAACCGTCAACATCTACCCGGACCGCGACACGTCCCTCCAGACCGCGGGCCGGTTCGGGCAGGCCGTCCTCGATGTGGTCGCCAATGGGCTCCGCGAGCAGCGCGCCCGGAGCGCGTCATGACGCTGGGCACACTCTCGCTCGGCGCCGTGGATCCCGTGTGGAGCAAGTCGTTCAGCGGGTTCGACTATCCGAACACCGCGCAGCTCCTCCCGGTCCTCGGCGACGGCACCAGCGCGCGCAACGCCGTCCTCCAGCAGTCCGCGCCAACCGTCCGCCAGGGCTCGCTCGCCTGCACGCTTGAGACGGCGGACATGCTGACAATTCGCGGGTACTACGAGTCCCGCGAGGCCGTGGTGTTCACGGACGCGGACGGGTCCGTGAACACCTGCAGAGTGTTCGACTTCACGCGGACCTTCGGTGATCCCGACTGGGACGTCACCATCGTCCTGCTCGAGACAGACGCGGTTGCGGAGGGCCCCGGCGTTGGCTTCCCCGTGGCCGGGCTCGACACGATGCTCGCCGCGGACCCGGCCGCCGGGGCGGTGAACCTCAAGGTGGCGTCCGTCACGACGGTCGCGGCCGGCCAGTTCGTCAGGGTCGCGGCCGCAGGCGTGGCGGCGACTGCGCTCAACTCCGAGGTCGTCCTGGCGATCACGGTCGGCACCACCGGCTCCGGCGGCACCGGGCTCGGGATCGAGAGCGACACCGGCGGCGGGATGGTCCTCGACCGCGCCAGCGCCGACGAGGTGAAGACCGTCACCGGCACCCTGCTCGCGGCGCCCGCCGGCACCGGGGCAACCACCGTCAGGGTCGACAGCGTGACCAACCTCGCCATCGGAACGGTCCTGCGCATCGGCTACCTCGGGCGGTACGAGCGCCGCGCCCTCACCGCCGTCGGCACCGCTGGGCCGTCCGGGACCGGGGTGTCGTTCACCGCGCCCCTGCTGTTCGCCCACGGCCACAACGAGTGGGCCGTCGTGGTGGTCCCCTGATGCAGGCGATCAGCGGCGACCTCGCCGCGCTGCTCGTCTCGGAGCTGCAGGCGGGGCCGTCGGGGTTCCGCGGCCGGGTCGAGGTGGACGAGGTCGTGCCGGTTCCCGAGTTCATCATCAGCGTCGCGGGCGGGTCGGGCAACGGGTGGCTCACTCCCGATCCCGCACTGGTGGCGTTCGACGACCACCCCGGCCTGTACGGCGCGGCCGTGGATATCGACTGGGTGTACGACAAGACGGTCGGCTCCATCGGCTCCACGGCGGCCTTCGGGCTGGCCCAGCGCGCCGTGTCCACGTCGGAGGCCGCCGTCCCGATCGGCGGCGACAACAGCGCCGTGACGCTCGACAATGGCGGGGTACACACGGGGTCCATCTCGGGCGTGGTGCTGGCGTATATGGCCGATCCGCACGGCTGGCTGCGGGGGGCGGTCAAGCCCGGCTACCTGGGCACCATCGGCCCGTCCTTCATCCGCATCCGCGTGAGGCAGTGGGGCACGGGCGAGGCAGCCGGGGTTACCACCCACGCGTACCAGCCCACCCGGCTCGACATCGAGCAGTCGCTTGCCATCAGTGCCGGCCAGCTCTCGGCCGCGTTCGCAAACGAGGACCTGCCGCTCGGGTGGGGGCCGTCGAGCGTGTTCCCGACCAACTCCCGCATCCGCGTCTACCAGTGGTATGGAGACGCCGCGAACGAGGTCAGGACGTTCACCGGCGTGGTGGACCGGGTGGCCGACTCCAGGGACCCGCTGACCACGGTGATCGCCTGCCGCGACATGATGGCGCTGCTGATCGACACGACGTTCAGCGCGACGGCCCCCCAGGGAGCGGACGAGGCCGGAGCGGTGAGGACCGAGGCGAACGGCGTCTACCTCAACCGCGAGGTGTCGTACATCGTCAACGACATCCTCGACCGGTGGGGCTGGCCGTCGGCCGACCGGGCGGTCACCGCGACCTCCTACACTTTGGCCGAGTACGCCCTCGTGGACGGCGAGTCGGGCGCCGGGGCGATCATCGGGCAGGACAGGCTCGGCGGCCTGGTCGGATACGACGCCTGGGCTGACGAGCTGGGGGTGTTCCACTTCGCGCCCAGCGTCGCGTCGCGCTCGCTGACCGGTGCCGAGACCGCCTCCTACACCTTCCGCACCGGCGTCGACATCCTGTCCCTGAGCGACTCCACGGACCAGTACGACCTCCGGACGAGGGTGAAGGTGCGCGGCCCGCTGACGACCGAGACGCTGACCGACACGTGGCGCGAGGTGTGGCGCACCACGAAGATCCGCTACCCGGTCGGCATCTGGCACGACCCCTCTGACGCCGGGAACATCCGCGTCATCGACCGGGGGACCAGGCGCCTGTACAAGCTGCGCCAGTCCGACCGCGTGGTGCTGTCGTCCGTCTACCTCGGCGGCGTGATCCCCAACCCGCTGGGCGTGAGCGGCGACCCGTCGGACTCGACGGTCTACTGGGTGCTCAACGCCCCGTGGATGTGGGGGTCCGGCACGGCGAGCAGCGTCAAGAAGGTCCGCAAGTCGGACAACGTGGTGCTCGCGACCTACACCCTCACCACGGACCACTGGTCGTCGGTCAAGGTCTCCGGCTCCTACATCTACCTCGCCAACCTCACGGCCGACCGCGTCTACCGCCGGAACAAGGCGACCGGCGCCGCAGTGGACAGCTTCAGCCACACCTACGGCGGCGCCACGCAGCTGAACCCGTCCGGGCTGATGGTCGACGGGGCCACCATCAGCGTGATGTGGAACAACAGCGGAACGACGGCGCGGTTCCTCCAGTGCGCCGAGGGCGCTCCCGGCACCGTCACCAAGGTCGTCAAGACGGCCGGCACCGTGCTGGTCGGGGGCGAGATGGACACCACCACCCACACGGAGTGCTGGGGCGGATCAGACGGTCTCGGCATCGTGGCCAAGTTCACCCTCGTGGACGTCGGCTCCATGACGACCACCGTTTCCCGCGAGGCCGTGGACACCGCGCTGGAGGACGAGCTGGGGCTGCTTGCCCAGGTGGAGCCGCGGGTCCACGACACGCACTCCGGGGACGCCGCCCACCCCTGGGTGGCCCGGCGCGACACGGTCACCCTCGACGCCGTCATCTCGCTCTCGCAAGCGTACGAGACGGCGGCGCGGAGGCTGGACGCGCTTGCCCAGAGGACTAGGGTGCTGGACGCGGGCATCATCGGCAACCCGGCGCTGCAGAAGACCGACATAGTCCGTGTGGAGGACCCGGTCACGGGCATCTCCGAGGACTGGCTGATAGACACGCACCGGACCTCGATGGCCGCCGGAGGAACCTGGGTGGGGACGCTCGCGCTCGTCCCGGCAGTCGCGCCGACAGACGTCGTGGCTGACGACGGGAGCGCCTCGTGAGCGTCAGGGACCACGCCATCGACTACACCGGCAGGGCCGGTGCCGCGTCCAGGACCGCAGGTGGAGGCACCGTGGCCCTGACGTCCGGGGCGCACCAGCTCGACGGGCCGGAGCACCTGTCCCCATCGGACACGACGGCCCTCAACGCCACGGCGTCGCGCCACGGGCTCCTACCGAAGCTGTCAGGGGCAGCGACGGACGCGCTCCTCGGCGACGGGACCTGGGGCGCGGTCGTCGCCAACCTGTTGAGCGCGCAGGACGACATCATCATCGGCGGCGTCTCCGGCGCTCCGGCACGCCTCGCCAAGGGGTCGGACGGCCAGGTGCTCACGGTCGACCCGGCAACGCACCACCTGGTCTGGGCGAGTCCCGCAGGAGGGGCTGCCGGCAGGATCGGAGCAGGGTGGACGGCTGCGGCAGCGCTGACTGCCGGCGGCATCGTCGAGGTGACCGCCAAGTCCACCGGCACGATCACCGGCTGGACGATCATCGGCGACGCCACCGGCTCGGCGTCGTTCAGCGTCGCCAAGTCGGCCTACTCGGCCTACCCCACTGTGGCGTCCATCACGGCGGCCGCGGCGCCGTCGGTGTCGGCAGCCGTCAAGGCGCAATCGTCCACGCTCACCGGCTGGACGACGGGAGTCACGGCCGGCGACGTCTTCAGGTTCACGCTCGACACGGTGAGCGGCTTCAGCCGCGTCCTCCTCCTCCTCGACTACGCATAGGAGTCCGCGATGGCAGTCATCTTCATGGACGGCTTCGACTCGTACCAGACCGCCGACATCCTGAAGCGGTGGTCTGCACTGGTCGGCGCCCCGGTCATCAGCAGCGCCAGCGCACGCGGAGGCGTAGGGCAGGGGCTGCAACTGCCACCCGGGAATTCTGGGAACACCCTCACCAAGGCGTTCGGGGTCAACTACGCCAAGATCGTGTTCGGCATCGCCGCGTACGTGCCGGGCGTCCAGAGCCGCGGCCTCTGCTACGTGTGCGACGGAGCCACCGAGCAGTTCCATGTCGGGACCAGCGCGACCGGGGTGCTGGAGATACGGCAGGGCGCGACGCTGAAGGCCACCGGCACGACCGTCCTGTCCACCGGCTGGCACTACATCGAGGTGAAGGCGACGGTCCACGGCTCAGCCGGGGTCGTCGAGGTGAAGCTCGACGGCGGCGCGGAGATCGCGTCCACGGGGTCGCTCGACCTCACCGGCACGGCCAACAACTACTGGAACACGTTCGGGTGGCCGGGGAACTACACCAACAGCGTGCAATGCGACGACATCTACGTCATCGACCCCGACACCGGAAGCAACACGACGTTCCTCGGCCCGGTGAGGATCGGCATGCTGCTTCCTGCCGGTGCCGGCAACTACGCGCAGTGGACGCCCAACGGGGGCTCCAACATGGGCAACGTGTCCGAGCCGGCGGAGGACGGGGACAACTCGTTCAACCAGTCCAGCACCGCCAACCAGGTCGACACGTTCGTCATGCAGGACCTGCCTGCGGCAAGCGGTTCGGTGCTCGCGGTGCAGCACCTCATCACCGCGAGGCAGGACACTGGCGCCGCACGGACTATCGCCTCCGTGACACGGATCAGCGGCACGGACTACGCGGGAACGGCGCAGGCCCTCACCTCGTCCTACTCGACGCTGGTGCAGGTGTACGACGTGTCGCCAGCCACCTCGGCGGCGTGGTCCATCGGCGCGGTGAACGGCCTCGAGGCCGGGTACAAGCTGGTCTCGTGAGCGCCAAGACGACGCAGCTCCTCATCGAGGCTGCCTACCTCGCCGACGCGCGGGCCGTCGCCACGAGGTATGCCGTCGAGGTCGCCGTCCAGTTCACCGCCCCCAGCCCCACGGCCCCCACCGGCGCCGGGGTCACCCGGGATGCCGTCGAGGTCGCGTATCTCGCCGACTCCGTCGTGCGCGCCACGTCGTATGCCGTCGAAATCGCGTATCTCGCCGACGCGCTGACGACGGCGGCTTCAGGCGGGCCCGCCCAGTCTTCCTACGGCATCTCGGAGTGAGGAGCTAGGCCGGACCGCCCGTCCAGCCGGCCGCAGCGTCCGTGTAGAGGCTGCAGTCGACCGCGGGCGCACTGCCCACGGCATACCCGGAGAGCCACCGCCACGCGGCGAGCGCGAGGAACGGCAGCGACAGGAGCACCATGACGGTCCGCCAGCTGGTCCTCTCGCTCATCGTCGCCCCCTCCCACATAAGCGCCGGCGAAGTTCGGCGAGCCATAATCATCATGCCCCCGGCAACGCGGGTCGTGGACGCGATCCCGGCTCTGCCGGCCAGCTCGAGCGGCTGCGACCGGGGGTCACTCGCAGGCGACCCCGTCGTTGTCGCGGTCCAGGCCCGAGCGGTAGCCCGGCTCGCCCCGGTAGAGCGGCGCCGCTCCGGTAGAGCGGACCGCGGTGCAGTTCTTGTAGTAGACCGCGGCAGGCTTCGGGGTCGGCCGGGGGGTCGCCTTGGGCGTCGGCTTGGGCGTCGGCTTGGGCGTCGGCTTGGGTGTGGGGGCGGCGGTCGGCGCGGGCCGGGCGGTCGGCGCCGCAGTCGGAGCCGCAGTCGGAGCCGCAGTCGCCAGGGGCCTCAGCGTCGCGGCGGGCGCGAGGAACGGCTGGGGGGTCTGCGTCCACGCCTCCGCGAGCGGCGTCATCCGGACCGTCGGCGCGGCAGTCGCTGCCGCCGCCATCGTCGCCATCGTCGCCACGGCCGTGTCGGCCTGGCCCGGTGCCGAGCCGCAGGCCGAGAGCGCCAGCGAGAGCGCGACGATGGTCGCGGCTGTTCCGATCCTGTTCACGGGTTCCCCTCTTGTCCGGATCCTGGTGTGGCGGACGCCGCGCGATTGTCTGCCCCCGGACGGGCTGGCGGACCGATCCGTTCGGCAGGTATTGGCGCGCTACCCGCCGGGCGGGGCGGCGTCCTGTTCATCGTCTGCCCAGGCGAGCCGCCAGAGCGCATACAGCAGGCCGACCGGCCCGAGCACGACCCCGGCCGTGAACCAGATAACCGGGTGGGCGCCCTTCCATGCCGCGATGACCGCGCAGGCGAAGGGCGCGATCACCCAGATGCCGATGATCGCGACTCCGACGAAGTACACCGACCCCTCCCCCTACAGCAGCTTCTGCGACGCCGCGTTGACCACCGCGGCGACCATCGGCCCGCTGGCCACCCGGAACATGGACGGGTTCTGGCGGTTGCTCACGTGGAACTGGATCCCGTCGGTGTAGACGTTCATGTCGACGAGCTTCGCGTACTGCACCTCGATCGACTTCCGCTCGCCCGTGTAGACCACGCGGTGGGAGGTGACGTGCAGCGCGCCGGCGTCGGCCGCGACGATCGACCGGCCCACCTCGACCATGCGGCCCCTGGTCGCCCCGACGCGGTAGCTCACGCCCTTGGCGATCCGGAACGACACGCCCTGCGGCTCGTCGAGGTGCAGGACCTCGCCCTTCTTGAGGATCATGCCGCTGCCGGGGAGCACCGGCAGCCGGCCGTCGTTCACCATCGCGATGAAGAGCTGGGCGCGGTAGGGCTCCATCGCGGCGGCGAGGGCTGCCCGGTTGCCCTCGTAGAGCGCCATGCCGAGCTTGACGATGCCCTCTTCCTCGTCCCCGCTCAGGACCTCGTCAGCGAGCGCTCGACGCAGATACGAGTTGAGGAACTCGGTCTTCGCCGCCGCCGGCTGCCCGCCGCCCTGGACGATGGCGCGCTCCAGGTCGGCGATCGGCTGGCTCGGCGGCCGACCGGCGGCGATGGCCTCCAGCGCGGCCGGGTAGGCCGCCATGGCCTGCTGGCCCGCGGCGCGGGCAGCCGCCAACAGCCTATCCGCCTCGACACGGGCGAGCTCCATGCACGCGCCGCAGCGGGATCGGCCGCGGGCGCGCTCCGTGAAGCCCAGGCCCTTGCCGCAGTCCTCGCACGCGCTGGCCATCGCTCGCTCCCCTCAGATAAGCCGCGGCTAAGTCGCCGCCGTCATCATGCCCCCGCGACGCACCCGCCTGTGCACAGGCGTGCACAACTCAGGAACATTCCGCGCGGGAATGGTGGACAAATCGAACGCTCGTTCGATTACGCTTGCCTGCCCGGCGGCGATCGCCGGAGGAACGGAGGGGAACACCGTGGGGGATCCAGCCACCGACCCGCGCGAGATCAGGGTCTTCGACGATTTCGAAGATGAGCTCGCCGCGGCGACGGAAGCGGCCATCAGGCGGCTCCGTGCTCGTCTGTCTGAGCTTGATCGACACCGCGCTTCCGAGCGCGTGACAGGCGACGAGCCAGCTCCGCTTCCCGAGGACTGAGGTCCTTCGGGTTCAGCAGCTGGTCGGGGTCGTCGGGCGTGAACCTGGCGACGACCCGGCTGAGCTGGAAGGCGTCCGGTAGGCGCACGTCGTCGATGTCCTCCCAGCGCGCGTAGGTCGCCGAGCTGGTCCCCGCGAGTGCGGCGGCCTCGCCCTGCGTACCGATGCCGCTCTGCGCCCTCAGGGCCCAGAGCGTCGAGGCGAAGGCGCGCTTGAATGCCCGGCGTTGGTCGTCTTCCACACCCGTGACGGTAGACAGGCCGGTTGGGGCCATCCACACGACGTTCTGAGAGCGACATCGTTCTGTGCTTGTCAAAATCACATCTTGCGTGTAGTTCTCATATCTGCTAGGTTGACGCCATGCAGAACGGACGCAAGAGCTTCGCGAAGACAGCGGTGCGCGCTGCCACCGGCCGAGAGGTCGCGGATGTGCTCCGCGAGCTCTACGTCGATGGCCGCCACTCCGACCGCGAGATCGCCGAGTGGCTGGCTGCCAAGCACGAGATCGAGGTCGACCGCTCGCTGATCCAGGCGTGGCGCCGCGAGTACGGCATCACCCGCGACGACCGCGCCGGGGTGTCCCTGTGAGCCGCCTTCGCCTCGTGCGCCCGCCCGTCCGCCAGCTGACGCTCGACGAGCTGACGTTCGTCCCGCGCCCGGCGGTGCTGGTGCTCGTCGAGGAGGCCCTGCCCCTCGCGCGCCAGCTCGAGCTGATGGCCGGCGCCATGGGCCCGGAGTCAGAGCGCGTCGCCCGGGAGCTCGTGGATCTGCTCGCCAGCCAGGCGCCGATGCGCCCGAGGCGGGCGGCATGAGCACGCAGGTCGCCCGCCGCTGTGCCGGACCTGACTGCCACCGCTCCCCGCTGCCGACCGTCAACGGGCTGGTCTGCGCCTATTGCGCGGACTGCCTGCAGCGGGCGCTGGCGGACATGTTCGGGCGGGCGCCCGGCCCCACCGTCACGACCTTCAAGGGAGCGGCAGGGGGGAATGCCGCTCCCTTGAGCGCCGCGGCACCCGGCCGCATCTAGGAAGCACCGCCGCCGGAGCAACGGGCGGCAGCAGGAGGAGTGGAGCACATGGCCAGCAGCACGACGGCGGTGACCGTCATCGAGCAGTCCGCGTCGGACGCGATGGTCGAGTGGAACCTCGACGAGTTCCCCGTGGAGCAGTTCAATCGGCTCCTCCCCACGCAGACGCTGATGCTGCCCACCGACCTGCTGCGGCCGGTGGTCCAGGTGGTCAAGCTGAACCCGGACCCGAAGAACGGCGGCGACGTCTACGCCTCCGCGGACATGCCCGAGGGGCACGCCGCGCCCACCCGCGTCGGCCTGCGCAAGCTCGCGACCGCGGCCGGGATCAGCTTCGTCGACGAGCGCCGGGTGGACGACGGGCGCGACCCCGACGTGATCGAGGTGTCGTGCCTCGCCGAGATGCTGATGCCCACGGGCCAGCGGATCCGCGCCGTCGGGTCCAAGCGGATCGACCTCAACGCCCAGGTGTGGAAGAGCCCCGCGCACCGCGGCAAGTACAGGAGCTTCTTCCAGGAGCACGTGGCGAGCCGCGCCCAGAACCGGGCGATCCGGGCGCTGCTCTCCCTCCGCGGCTCCTACCCGGCCGAGGTCTACAGCCGGCCGTTCGCGGTCGTCAGCTTCGCGCCCAACATGAACCATCCGGAGGTCCGCGAGCGGATCCTCTCCGCGATGGCGCCCGCCCTGACGGCGGGCTTCGGGCCGGCGGCGGGCAGTCCCCCCATGCTCGCCGCCGGCGCCCCTCCCGTGTATGCCGCCCCCGAGGCGCCAGACGAGGACGAGGCGCCCGCCGCCGTCACCGTGATGCCCGGCGAGCGCCTGCGCGCCGCCGCACCGCGGGCGGGCGACGAGGAGCCGTCCTGGATCACCGGCGCCGCGGCGTCCGCCCAGCCGGCCGCCCAGCCCGCCTCCCTCGCGGACATGATCCGGTCCAGCGCCTCCGACGAGGGCGCGCCGAAGGGCAAGGCGACCAAGCCGCAGACCGACCTGCTCGCCCGCGTGTTCGCCCCGCTGGGCGACGAGGCGGGCCGGACCGCGGCGCGCGGCCTCCGGGTCCTCTTCGGGCCGGACTCGGTGGCGAACCTCACCGCGGCCCAGGCGCGCGCGATCGCGATCGCCGCCGACAGCGACAAGGACTTCCTTTCGCGCTGGCAGGAGATGGCGTCGTGAGCCCGATGCGCGTCGAGACCAGGGCGGGCGAGGCGTTCGCCGACGGGATCCGCCAGACGGTCGAGGGGATCGAGGAGGAGGCCCGGGAGCGGATCGAGGACGCCGTCCGCGCCTGCGTCCGGTTCACGGCCGACCCGGACCGCCACGGCGAGCTGATGACGGCCAGGGACGGCGAGTGGCTGTCCTTCGACGACGTCGTGGCAGCCGTGAAGCGGGGGGCCTGGTGATGGCGGGCCTCGTCTACATCGGGATCACGTCCGCCGGCGACGAGCTCGTGGTCCTCGACGCCGCCCGTCGCCTCTACGCCGGGCTGTCGCGGGACGGCGCCTACTGGCACGTCGTGGCGCCGGCGGTCGAGGACATGGTCAACGCCGAGAACGCGGTCATCCGCTCGGCCGGCCAGCTGACCTGCCGCTGCCGCGGCGGCCTCTACCGCGGCACCTGCTATCGCGTCGTCGAGGCTGAGGCCTTCGAGGCCGGGCAGCTGGCACCGATCCACGGCCCGCACTGCGACGCGGACCTCCGCCGCAGCGGCTGCGCCTGCGTGCCGGCATGACGCGCCTTGCCGTCGTCGCCGACGTCCACTGCGACGACTTCGGATCCAAGACGGACCCGGCCACGGGCCTCAACGCCCGATGGGCGGACACCGTCGGCATGCTGCGCTGGGTGGCGCTCGACGCCCGGGCGCGCGGCTGCGACGCCCTGGTGGTCGCGGGCGACCTCTCCGAGGCCCGGCACCCGGCCCCTTGGCGCGTCGCCCAGATCGGCGAGGCGCTGGACGCCTTCGACGGGCCCGTGGTCCTCGTGCGCGGCAACCACGACGGGCTCCGGGCGGGACGCTCGATCGCCGACGTCCTCGCCGCGGGCCGCCCCGGCTGGTCGGGGTTCTCGAGCCCCGGGATCGCGGTCGTGGGCGACACCGCCGTGGCGTGCCTGCCGTACCTCGACAAGCACCACATGCGGGCGCTGCCCGGCTACGAGTCGGTCCCGGAGGCCGAGGTCTTCGCGGTCCTCGCCGACGCCTACATCACGATCGCCCGCGGGCTGTACGCGGAGGCCCGCGCCACGAGCGCCCGGTCGGCCGTGCTGGTGGTCCACCAGGCGCTCGCCGGCGGGTCCATGAGCGAGGCGCAGCAGGTGTTCCTGGGCGACCACGCCCTCGTCGCCGACACCCGGGCGCTGGCGGCCATCGGGTTCGAGGCGGTCCTCGCCGGGCACTTCCACAAGCACCAGGTGCTGTCGGAGTCGCCGCTGGTCGCCTACGCGGGGTCGCCCTACCGGACCGACTTCGGCGAGGAGCACCAGGCCAAGGGGTACATGGTCGTGGACGTCGCCCCGGGTTCCGCCGCGATGGAGTTCGTGGAGTCGCCGGCGCGCCGGTTCTACACCATCGACCTCGCCAAGGTCTTCGCAGACCACGCGGTAGGCGCGGCGGAGGGAGCCGTCGTGCGCGTCGTCAACGCGCCGGCCGACATGGACGCGGCGGCGCTGCGGAGGCGGCTCGAGGACGCGGGCGCGTTCGACGTCGTCGAGATCCGCCGGGCGCCGGTGGCTGCAGCAGCTGCTGCCGGAAGCATGGCCGAGGGCCTCGCCCCGGCGGCCGCCCTGGCCGAGTACTTCGCCGCGGATCCGGACGCCGCTGTTTTGGTGGAGCGCGGCCGCGAGCTGCTGGCCGAGGCGGTGGCGGCATGAGGCTCGACCGGATCGTCCTGAAGAACTTCCTTTCGCACGCCGACACGACGTGGGAGCCGGAGGGCGCCCGGCTGGTCTCCCTGGTCGGGGCCAACGGCGCCGGCAAGTCCTCGCTGCTGGATGCCGTGGCGTTCTGCCTCTACGACAGCGCCCGCGGGCGCACCGACGACCTCGTGCGGCTCGGCGCCGACGACATGAGCGCACGGGTCGAGTTCGCGTTCGCCGGGTCCCGCTACGCCGTCGAGCGCGGCCGCACCCGGCGCGCCGGCGGCAAGTCCTACCTGGAGCTCCAGATCGCCGACGGCGACGGCTGGCGGCCCCTCACGGGCGACAGCATCCGCGAGACGCAGGACGCCGTCGCGGCCCTGCTCCGGATGGACGCCTCGACGTTCTCCCAGGCGGCCCTGCTGATGCAGGGGCGGCTCAACGCCTTCGCCGACGCGACGCCGGGCGACCGCAAGCGCGTCCTCGGGCAGGTGCTCGGGCTCGACGTCTGGGCGCGCGCCGAGCAGTCCGCCCGCGTCCGCGCCCGCGACCTTGACGCCCGCCTCGCCGCAGAGCGCGGGCAGGTCGAGCGGATGGACGCCAGGCTGGCCGACCGGCCCCGCCTCGAGGACCTCTCGGCCATCGCGGCCCGGGACGTCGCCGAGCTCGACGCCGGCACGGCCGCCCAGACATCCGCGCGGGATGCCGCGTCGGCCGCGGTCGCCGCGCTGGACGCCAGGCTCGCCGCCGCGGACGCGCAGCGGGCACTCGCGGACCAGCTGGACGCCCGCGTGGCCGAGCTCGCGGGACGGTACAGGGACGCGCAGGCGCGGCGGGGATTCGCGGCCGCGGCGGCCGACCGGGCCGCACTGGCGATCGGCGCCGGCGCCGGCGCCGCTGAGGCGCTCGAGGGCCTCCCCGCCGCCAGGGCCCGGCTGGAGTCGCTCGAGGCGCTGCGCGAGCGCGACGCCGAGATGCGCGAGCAGGTCCGGGCCCGGCGCGAGGTCCACGCGGCGGCATCGGCCGAGGGCCGCCAGGCGGCCGCCGAGTGGACGGCCCGGCACACCTCGGCGCAGGCCCGGGTGGACGACCTCGCGCAGGCCGCGCAGGCGCTCAAGCCCGTCCCCTGCCCCAAGTGCGGGACGCCCGTGACGGCCGACGGGGGCGACCTGTACCGGCGCCTGGACGCCGCCCGCGCGGAGCTCCGCGCCATGGGCGACCAGCCTCCCAACACCACGGGGTGGACGCAGCTCGAGATCGAGGCGAACAAGGTCCGCGCGCTCGAGGCGCAGCGGGTGGCGCTCGGCTTCGACCCGGCCGCCGTGGCCGCGGCGTCGTCAGGGCTCCGCTCGCTGGAAGCGCTGGCCGCCCGGGCCGGCGGGGTCGCAGACGCGGAGGCGTCGCTGGCCGAGGCGCAGGGCGCGATCGCGGACGCCGAGGCCGAGATGGCCCGGGTCACCCGCGACGGGGCGGCCGCGCGCGAGGCGTCAGACGCCGCCCGCCGCGAGCTCGCGGCCCTGGACCCCGTCCGCGCGGAGCGGCTGGAGCGCTCCCTCGAGGCCGCCGCGGCCTCCCAGGCGCTCCGGGTGCTCGCCCTGCAGCTGCGCCAGGCGCAGGAGGCCGCCGCCCACGCCGCCGCCGGGCTCGCCGAGCTGGACCGGGTCCGGGACGAGCGCGACGCCGCGGTATCCGCGATCGCCGGCCTCGAGCGCGAGGGGTCTGTCCTGCGCCGGCTCGTGTCGGCGTTCGGGGTCGCGGGCATCCCCGCGCGGATCATCGAGGGGACGATCCCGGAGCTCGAGCAATACGCCAACGAGCTCCTGTCCCAGCTCCGCCCCGGGATGGCGCTGTCGATCCGCTCGCAGCGGGCCAAGAAGTCGGGCGACGGGATGATCGAGGCGCTCGACCTGGTCGTCCAGGACGACGCCGGGGAGCGGCCGCTGGCGATGTTCTCGGGCGGCGAGCGGATGAGCGCCTCGCTCGCCCTCGCGGTCGGCCTCTCGCGCCTCGTGGCGCGCCGGGCCGGCACCGCCGTTCGCACGCTGGTTGTGGATGAGCCGGACGGGCTGGACTCGGATGCCAGGCGCTCCTTCGGCCAGGCCCTCCGGGTGCTCGCCCATCTCGGCGAGCTGGAGCGGGTCGTCCTGGTCAGCCACCACGAGGACCTCGCGGAGATGGCCGACGCGGTCTACAGGGTCGAGAAGAGCGCCGGCGGGTCGTCCGTCGGGCTCGCGGCATAGGAAAGGGAGCAGGAGCACATGACGTTCACCATGCCCGAGACGACGGTCACCCGGGCCCGGATGGTCCGCGCCTACGCCGAGGCCCTGCAGGGGCTGATCGGGGACGCCACGCAGCAGGTCGGCGACGTCCGCGGTGAGGACGGCGAGCTCGCCATGAACCTCGGCGACTGGGACGGCGTCCCGGTGGTCACCCGCAAGCGGCTCGACGAGGCGGTCCGCGCGGCCTTCGGGCTGCCGGTTCCGGCGCCCGAGGAGCGGGCCGTCGAGGTGAGCACCCCGGCGACCGTGATGGTCTGGGCGGCCTGCCCGCGGTGCGCGATCCCGCAGGTGATCCTCATGAGCGTCCACCCCGAGCTGCTGGTCGACGACGACGGCAGCGAGCTCCGCGTCAAGGCCAAGGCCAAGGGCGTGAGCCACACGTGCGGGCAGCTGCCGCTCCCGGCCGCCGCCGATGCGGATCCGGACGGCCTGGAGCAGCTCGGCGCGATCGAGGCGATCGAGGAGCTGGCGCTGGCGGTGTCGCGCGGCCTCGAGGAGCTGCTGGGCGCCGGGCAGGCCCCCTCGATCGACGCGATCCGGTCGTGGGACCGCGCCGTGATCGACCAGGTCGACCGCTGGGCGTCCGCGAAGCGGGCCGCGCGGTCCCAGCACCCGGAGGGCTGCGGCGCCGGCGAGGACGACCTCGGCTGCACCTGCGGACTGACCGCCGCCGTCCCGCCCCTGCCGCGCGTCCTGGGCGGCGAGGCGGATCCGGAGCCCGCAGCCGCGCCGGACGATCCGGCGCTCGCCGCGCTCGAGGAGCTCCTGCGCCCGGGCGAGACGCTGGACGCGGCACTGGCTCGCCTCGAGTCGGGGCCGGACCACCTTGACGTCATGGGCAGCGACGCCGGCCAGCGTCTCCTCTCGGAGATCAACCGCGGCCGTGGCCACGCGGTGCTCGTGCCCGTGCCCGGGTCGCAGATCCCGTACCCGCTGCGCGACGACGACTCAGATCCGGTTGACGACCAGGACATCCCCGAGGCGCCGGACGACGACGACTCAGACCTGCTGCCCGCATGAGCGCCAAGGCACGCTGCCAGGCCGTGACCATGTGGCACGGCGAGCGCGTCCGCTGCACCGTCATGACCGCGCAGCGCCAGACCGTCGTCCGCTACGGGCCCAAGGGCGAGCGGACGTTCTCGGGCGAGGTGCTCGACGTCCTGCGCCCGGCCGTGTGCAGCAGGCACCAGGAGTGGGTCGCGTCGCACGGCATCGCGTGGATCGCGGAAGAGGTGCCCGCGTGAGCTCGCAGTTCGCCGGCTGGGTATTGGTCGCCCTGGCGATCGCGTTCCTCCTGATCGGCTGCCCGCTGGCCGCGCTGTTCATCGCCCTCGGGGCCGGCCTCTGCGCCGTCCTCGGGGCCGAGACAGAGGAGCAGGCCGACGCCCGGCGCCGCAACCCCAGCCGGTACCAGGCCCACAGGAAGGCGGGGCTTCGGTGAGCCCCGACACCGCAGCCCTCCGCGCCCTGCTCGACTCGGCCACGCCCGGGCCGTGGGAGGTCTACCACGGGTACAGCGGGGCGCAGAACATCGCCCAGATGCGGAGCACTGACCGCACGGTCAGCGTGGCCGCCGAGAAGGTCATATCAACCAAGCGGGGCGACGTGCCGCCGTGGGAGCGGACGATGCCGAACGCCCAGCTGATCGTCGCGGCCGTCAACGCCCTGCCGGAGCTGCTCGACGAGATCGACCGGCTGCGGGACTCGCACAAGATGACCGCCGCCCTGCTCGAGGACGCCCTGGCGCGGAGCGGCGACCACCACGTCATCGGCAACGGCTACTGCCTCGACTGTCAGGGCGGCTGCATGCGCGGCTTCGGCAATCCGGATCCCGATGTGGCGCTGGTCGAGCCGAGCCCGTTCAGCGTCAGGGAGGCTCGCCGTGGGTGACAAGTCCGCGATCGAGTGGACCGACGCGACGTGGAACCCCGTCACGGGCTGCTCCAAGGTGTCGCCCGGCTGCGCCCACTGCTACGCCGAGACGCTGGCCCTGACCCGGCTCCGCGGCCGAGAGGGCTACCCGGGACTGCCGTGGACGCCGGCGAACGCGGCCGAGAACGTGGTGCTGCGCCCGGCGCGCCTGGACCAGCCCCTCCGGTGGAAGCGGCCGCGCCGCATCTTCGTCAACAGCCTGTCCGACCTGTTCCACGACCAGGTGCCCAACGGGTTCATCGACGACGTCTTCGGCGTCATGGCGGCCTGCCGCTACCGGGCCGTCGGTGATGACGCGTTCGCCTGGCACACCTTCCAGATCCTCACGAAGCGGCCCGATCGGATGCGCGACTACCTGTCGACCGACCGCCGCCTCGCGTGGGCGGCCGCGGCCGTGCACTACGGCGGCGGCAAGGACCCGGACGGGATCAGCGACCAGACGGCCTTCGGCCCGGTCGCGCTTCCCAACGTCTGGCTCGGGACGTCGATCGAGAACGACCGGTTCACGGGCCGCGCGGACGCTCTGCGCGAGACGCCCGCCGCCGTCCGGTTCCTGTCCCTCGAGCCGCTGCTCGGCCCGCTGCCGTCGCTAGACCTCGCGGGCATCGGCTGGGTCATCGCCGGGGGCGAGTCCGGACCCGGCTTCCGTGCGCCGGCAGCCGCGTGGGTGCGCGACATCCGCGACCGCTGCGTCGAGGCGGGCGTCCCGTTCCTCTTCAAGCAGTGGGGCGGGCGGACGTCCAAGGCCGGGGGGCGCGAGCTCGACGGGCGCGAGTGGCTCCAGTACCCGGAGGCGGCGTCGTGAGCCGCCCCATCGCGCTCCGGGACCACGTGGCCAGCGGCATGGTCCGCGCCGAGACGGTGGACGCGCTGCTCAAGTCGGGCGAGCCCATGGTGACCGACAGCCGGGACGGCGATTGGGATAGCCGTAACGGCTACCCGTTCCGGTGCTGGATCCGCTTCCGCGACGGCGGCCGGATGTTCGGCACGCCTGCGGGGTCCGTCCAGTCCGCGGCCGACTACCTGCTCGACAAGCTGCGTGGTCCGTCGTGAGCGCCCGCCGCCCGATCACCAGCGGCGACGTGCTCGAGTACATCCGCGTCCACATCGCGGAGCACGGCTACGCGCCCAGCATCCGCGAGATCGCCGCGGGCTGCGGCATGTCGTCGACGGGGCAGGCCCACTACCACGTCGCCCGCCTCCGCGAGATCGGGGCGATCACGTTGGAGCCCGGCAAGGCCCGCACCATCAGGCTGCTCGCCGCGCCTGCGGGACCCCGCTGATGGCGATCGCCCGCACCGCGAACACGCCCTGCCGCCACGGCATCGGCTGCCCGCACGACCTCGGGCCGGCCGCGGCGCATGTGGACGGCCTGAGCGCCGCCAGCAGGCTGCAGGCGTTCGCCGTCTCCCCGGACGAGGTCGCGGCATCGGTCGCGGCCGCCGGAGTCGGCCCTGTCGAGCGCCGCCGCGAGACGCCGGAGGAGCGCGCCGCCCGCGAGATCCGCGACGCGGCGCACCAGCGGCCGCCCCAGTCCGCGCCGATCCGCGGCCACCGCCCCGCCGCCGCAGCGGGCCCCGCGATCCCCATGCACCTGCCGCGGCCGCGCCGCTGGGCAGACGACACCGTCAAGGAGCACCCGTGGCGGGCGATGGGCTCCGCACTCGGCCCCAAGACAGCAGAGGAGGCCCCCGTGGCCGCACAGTCCGAATCTGACGGGCAGGGGCTGCCCTGCGAGTTCGCGCCCGCCCACGAGCCGTGGACCTGCATCGTCCACAGGGGCCTGCGGATGCGCCTCGACGTGGCGGTGTGCAGCCGCGCGGCGAAGGATCCGGCACCGGCCGTCCAGCACGCGGAGGGGCTGCCTTGCGGCACGTGCGCGCACGCCGTCGTGTGCTCGCTCCGGTCCACGGCGTTCGACGCCTTCAACCTGGCCGCCGCCGGCCGCGAGCTCGCTCCGGGCCTCCGCGTCGTCTATCCAGAGCCGATGATCGAGTGCGACCACCACCTGCCCTCCACAGCCGTGCCGGCGTCGCCCGGTGCGCTCGCGTCGGCGCCCGCCGTCACGGCTGTGGAGGCGGCCGCCGCGCCCGCCAAGCGGTGCATGAGCGAGGCCGCCCGGGCCGCGATCTCGGCTGGCCGGCGGGCCGGCATCGAGCACCGTCGGAAGGCGGCGCAGTCGTGATCGCCGCGGCGCCGCTGATGCCGCCCCGGGCGTCCATGTCCGAGGACGCCCTCATCCGCGCCTACGCGGGCCCCGTGGTCCGACGGGAGCCCTGCGCCTGCGGGTCCGACGTCGTGCAGCGGCTGTCCGATGACGTTCCCGAGGCCGTCCGGCGGCACCAGGACACCCGCTCTCACACGGCGTGGCGCGAGAGGAACGAGTGATGCCGCGCGACAACGAGCCCTGGGTCAAGGTCAAGATCGGAGCGCGCCGATCCGGGAAGATCGCCGCGCTGCCCGGCGACTCAGCCCGCCTCGGGTACTTCTACCTGCTCCTCGAGGCCAAGGTCCAGCGGCGCATGGGCGTGTTCGACGGGCGCCCGCACTTCGCCGAGGTCATGGGCCGATTCGGGCGCTTCCTGCCCGACTACATCTGCGCCGGCCTGGTCCACGAGGCGCCGGCACTCTGCCCCGCGTGCAGCGACAGGTTCGAGGTTGCGGACGGATGCGTCGTCGTGCACGACTTCCTGCGCGAGCAGCGGTCTGGGCGATCTAGCGATCAGGACGACCTGGAGGCGGGCGCCGAGACGGTGACCGGAGCCCAGCGGACCAAGCTGTGGCGTCTCAGGAGGGCCGTGTTCGAGCGCGACAACTGGACATGCCGGTACTGCGGACGCGGCGACTACGAGCGCGACTGGCTCGTCGCCGAGCACGTCGTCCCCAGCGGCCCGACCACGCTGGACAACCTGGTGACCGCCTGCCGGGGATGCAACAAGCGGAAGGGGCCGAGGACCCCCGCTGACGCCGGGATGGTCCTCCTGCCGCTGGGTGGTGACGGACCTGTGACCGGTCACCGTGACGCGTCACAGGTACCGGGTGACGAGTCACAAGCGGACGTCACGAGACGCGTCACCTCACGCGCGCCCGAATCGACGGGGACGGTGACAGTGACAGAGAGAATCCCTAAGCCGTCTAGCAGGAGGGGCGCGCGCCCGGTTGAGGACGAGGGACCTCTTCTCACCAAGCCCCAGCTCGACGCCTGGGCGTCCTTCGGGCCGGAGTGGGACGCGTTCAAGGCGGCGTGGCTCGACCGAGGCCTGCGCCTCCCGCCCTCCGGGGATCCGGACGAGGACGGAAGCCAGCGCTCCGTCCTGCACCCGATCGTTGCCGACTGGCCCGGCGAGGTCGCCTCCTGGACCGCTTCGGCCCCCAGGGGCGCCAGCGGCCGCGACGTCGTCGGGCACGTGATCCGCTGCTACCGGGACGCGACGGGCGGCGCCCTCGACGAGGTGCCCGACTGAATCGCCGGGCCGGCGCGCGCCGAGGCCGCCGAGTCGCTCGCCGCCATCCTCGGGAGGATCACCCCGTGACCCGCATCGACGACCCGGCCAGCGCCGTGGCAGCCGCCCTCTGCGCCTCGGCGCGCATGCCCGGCGGCACGGGCACGACCCGCCGGCACCCCCGGCGCTGCGGCTGGTGCGACTACCCGGTCCGCGAGCTCGCCGCGATGGTCGCGGCCTTCAACCAGGTGGCCGGCCGCGACGAGCGCCGCGGCACGTGGGCCCGCCACGACGTGCGGGTCTTCACCGGCCTGCCCCATGACGCCCAGGTGGCGCAGGTGGCCGCCGCGCAGGAGATCGAGCCCATGGGGGCCGCGGCGGCCCGCCCGGCCGATGGCGGGGCGCCCGAGGAGGAGAGCGTGCCGTGGGCGTGAAGATCCTCGCCATCGACCCCGGCACGGCGGAGTCCGCCTGGATGGTCCTCGAGGACGGCCTGCCGGTCGGCCGCGCATTCGCCAAGACGCCCAACCAGGACGTGCGGACCCTGATCCTCCAGGCCGCCGGCGACATCGACCTGGTCGTCATCGAGGAGGTCCGGTCCTACGGCATGCCCGTGGGTATGGAGACGTTCGACACGGTCCGCTGGTGCGGCCGCTTCGAGGAGGCCGCCGCGTCCCGCGGCATCCCCGTCGCCTGGCTCGGCCGCAAGGACGTCGTCGTCAACCTCTGCGGATCCGCCAAGGCCAAGGACGCCAACGTGCACCGCGCCCTGCTCGACCGATTCGGGGGCGACGGCGCGAAGGGCGTGAAGGCCAGCCCCGGGCCGCTCTACGGGGTCAGCGGCGACGTCTGGTCGGCCCTCGCCGTCGGCTGCACCTGGTTCGACAAGCTCACGGAGGGACAGGCATGACGCTCAATCGCGGATGGACATCGGACAGCCTGGACGTGTCGCACTTCACGGACGCCGGCACCGTGACCGCCTACCACGTCGTCCACCCGGAGGACTTCGACCCCGACTGCGCGACGTGCTGCCCCCCGATGGCCGAGATGGCGTGCTGCATCGGTGACGACATCGACGAATGCCGCCGCTCGCAGCGCCGCCGTGCGGGCCTCATCGGGGCCGCGTGCTGGCTGCTGATGGTGGTGTCGCTGGTGGGCGCCGGGGTCGTGCTGGGCGCGATCTGGGGGATGACGAGGTGAGCGAGCGAGAAGTCAAGCGCCGCATCCGCGACCTGATGCGCGAGTGGGAAGGGCTGCGCTTCGGGCTGTCCGAGACGGATGCCGCTGAGGCGTGGGCCGAGTCCATCGCCCGCCACGAGGCCGAGTGCCCGCTGCTCAAGCCGAAGCCGGTATCCGCCGAGCGGCTGGGGCTGTCTGCCGAAATCGGGAGGGGAGTGTGATGAGAGGAGGACGGGATGCGCAGGATCGCCCGGTGGTGGCTGTGGATCACGACGCCGCGCAGGCGCCGGGGATGGGAACGGCGAAGGTGAGCGAGGCGTGGAAGGAGCTGATCGCCACAGCGATGCGCCGCAACGTCGTGGTGGCGGTCATCACGGGGCGTGCTGAACGACGCCTCGCCGCCCGCGCCGGGCAGGGCGGGGAGCGCGAGTACTGGCCGGACGGGCGCATGAAGGCGCTCCCCGACCACAGCGAGTCGCTGTGCCGGAACGGGTCGTGCCGCTGCCCCTGCGCCGACTGCCGCGAAACCCCCGCCCCGGCGCTGGACCCGGAGCGGCTGGCGCGGGCGCTGCACGAGACGGCTGAGGTGAACCATCCCCCGATGCCGTGGGTCCGAGCCATCTGCAACGGTCCAGAACACCACGCCAAGAGAGCCGCCGACCTCGCCGCCGCATACGCCGCCGACGGGGAGGCGTCCCGGTGAGCCTCACCGTGACGGTCACCGACAACGAGACGGGCGACGTCCAGACGGGCCATGTTGCCGATGGCGACTACGCGCTCGTCACCGCCTCGCCCTGCCGACTCGACGGCATCCAGACCTACCCGGCCAAGGGAACCATCGTCCTCACGATCCGGGGATGGACGAACAAGGGGAAGCCGCAGCCCAGCCCCGAGCTGGAGGCCAAGCCGTGAGGACCCTCGCCGCGCTCCTGCTCACCGCCTCCCTCGTCTCCCCGTCCATCGCGCCGGGCGCATCCCGGCCCCACGCCATCCAGACGGTGGCCGACCCGGTGCACCGTGCAACGGCCGCTGACCAGGACGCCATGCCTTCGGGATCAACGTTCGTCTCTGGATGGCTGGGGACCGGGGCGCCCGTCGCCCCATCGCCGGCGGTGCCGCCCGTCCCTGGAGCGGCACCCTCAAACGGGACGTCCCCGGATGAGTCCGCGCCGGCACCACTCCGCGGCGTCCTGACGTGGATGCCCGCGTCCTACGGCCCGCTCTACCTCGCTGTGCCCTCCGGCAAGGGGTCGTGGTGGCGATTGTGCGCCCAGACGTGCCTGATCGTACGCTCCACCGATGCCGGGCCGTCCCTGGCGATGCAGCGCCACCCGTACCACCGCGTGGCGGACATCGGCGTGGCGCTGTTCGAGCGGATCACGGGGCTGCCCGCCAGCGCCGGGGTCGCGTGGGTCGTCATCGAGCCCGTCCCTTGAGCGCCCGCATTCAGCGCAGCCGGGCCAAGGGGTGGCGGATGCCGCCCAACGCGGTCTACGTGGGCCGCCCGACGCGCTGGGGCAACCCGTACACGATCGGCAGCCCCGAGGCAGGGACCCGGCCCGACGGCACCGCGTGGGACCTCGGGGACGTCATGCGCTGGTACCGGGCCTATGCCACGTTCCGGCGCATCCAGGACCCGTCGTGGCTGGAGGCTCTCCGCGGCAAGGACCTCGCGTGCTGGTGCCCGCTGTCTGAGCCGTGCCACGCCGACGTGCTCTCGCAGCTGCTCGGGGAGGCTGTCCGTTGACGCCCGTCTGCCCCGAGCTCACCGACCGCGAGGAGGCGGTGCTCGTGCTGGCCGGCGACGACCTCGCGGACAAGGCCATCGCCGAGCGGCTTGGGACGACGGAGCGCGCCGTCCGCCGGGCGATGGCCCGGGCGCGCGGCAAGCTGGGCGTGTGCAGCACCAGGGCGGCCACCGCGCGCGTCCGGGAGCTGGCGCGGCCGTGACCGTCGAGCGCATGGCCTACCGCGTCGCGGAGGCGGCCGAGTCCGTCGGCCTCGACGCGGAGACCGTCCGCAGGCTGTGCGCGTCCGGGGAAATGCCCGCCCGCAAGGTGGGCGCCGTGTGGCTGATCCCGGTGGATGCGCTCCGGCACTGGCTGGCGTCTGGACAGGGAGGGCACAATGCCGGACATGACGAGGAGCTACGGGCCGGGGACGGTGTACCAGCGCCCGGACGGGAGGTGGTCCGGCCAGTGGAGCGCGGGCCTCGACGAGTCAGGCCGAAGGGTCCGGCGGACGGTGACGGCGGACACCGAGGCGGCGGCGTGGAAGGCGATGTCCGACGCGAGGGGGAAGCCGTCGCGTGGCAGGCGCCGCCGAGGAGGCGAGTCCGTAGGCGCGTACCTCGACAGGTGGCTTGACGACGTCGTGAGGCCCACCCGCCGGGAGCGGACGCTGGTCGGATACCGGAGCATCGTTGCCAACCACCTCGTGCCCGCCTTCGGGACCCGCGAGCTGCGCGCCATGTCGCGCCGGGACGTGCAGGCGTGGGTGAGCCGCCAGACCGCATCGCCGCAGACCGTCAAGCACTGGGTGGACTGCCTCCGCGCCGCGATGGGCAAGGCCGTGCTGTGGGGCCTCATCGAGGCCAACCCCGCGTCCCGGATCGACATGCCGCGCATCGAGAAGCACCAGGTGCGGGCCATGCGCCCGGAGGACGCCAAGGCGGTCATCGCGGCCACGTCGGGGGCGTGGTTCGCGGCGATGGTCGTGGTGTCGCTCTACACCGGCATCCGCCAGGGCGAGCTGCTGGGCCTGCGATGGCAGGACGTGGACCTCAAGGCGGGCACGCTGACCGTCCACGGCAGCCTGTCGCGCATCCCCGGCGGCGACGGGATGCGCTACGTCCTGACGCCGCCCAAGTCTGAGCGGAGCGTCCGCACCGTGCCGCTGCTGCCCGCCGCCGCCGACGCGCTCCGCGAGGTGCAGCGCAAGCAGATGGCCGGCGAGGGGACGTGGAAGGGCCTCGTGTTCGCGGCGCACGACCGTCCGCACGACGGCCCGCAGCTCACGCACGACTTCCAGGACGCGCTCAAGGCCGCGGGGATGCCCGACATGCGCTGGCACGACCTCCGGCACGGGACGGCCTCGCTGCTGATCGCGCAGGGCGTGTCGCTCGCGGTCGTGTCGAGCATCCTCGGCCACTCCGGAATCGCCATCACAGTGGACACGTACGGGCACCTGACCGAGGACACCAAGCGCGACGCCATCGGCAGGCTGGCGGTCGTCGCGGCGGGCTGATGGCAGCCCAGATGGCAGCAGCGGACACGCCCCGTTCAGAAACGCCCTAACAGCGGTCTCAAACACCGCTGGCCGAAAGGTCTTGTGGGTTCGAGTCCCACCTCCGGTACCAGCAGCTCAGCGCCACGTCCCGCAACGCCGCCGCCACGAGCACCGATGCATCGATCGTGAGCACTCAG